TGAAGGTCATGGTGGACCGCATGGTCCGTACCCGTATTCAGGATGTGCCTACGCGGGGTGACTTCCACAAGTTGGCTTTTACTTGGTGGGGCCGTCTGGTGACTCAGTTCAGCACCTTCAACCTTAAAGGTATTGATAACTTCCTGATCCAGAATGCTGGCCGTGTCAAGGGTGGTGGTGGCCTTCAGGTAGCCAAGGAAATGACTGCTACGATGGTCCTTGCTGGCCTGATCGGCTATGGGCGTAACTACGCAGACTGGTGGTCACATAAGAAGGCTAGGAACTACGAGAAGGCCCGGAAGATGGAAGAGTTGTTGTCTGTCGAGGGCTTTGTCCGTGCGGCCATTGCAGGGCCGTCTGAGATGTACTTGCTGACTAAGGCCGGGGACGGTATGTGGGCCCTAGGTAGCAAGGATCCGCTCTTTGCCCCCTACAGGTACTCTGGGCTATCCATGTACGGCTTCCCCGGAGAGACCCAGTTACGGAACATTGGTACCGTTCTGAACGATGCCCGTGGGGCCTTGATTGGCAAGCCCTTGGATCTGGATGTCCGCCGAGAGTTCACGACCAAGACGCTTCATGCAGGCCGAAGCCTGATCCCGGGGCAGAACCTTCCGTTCCTCAAGCAGTACCTGAACATCTCTGAACAGGAGATTGCCGAGGAGTACAACCTCAGTAAGCAGCAGCCACGCACATCAAACTGAATCTAAGGACCTAAAAAATGCCAAGTTTCGTTCAAACTACCTCTACCGCTGGTCAAGTTGAATACCCAATCAACACCATTGACGGTTGGCTTAGTCCAACTTTCTTGAAGGTGTACATTGATGGTGTTTTGAAGGCTGTCAGCACACACTACACCCTTCAAACGGTAAATACCGTTCCCACAATTGTCTTGAACACGGCTCCTCCAGTTGGAAGCATTGTTCGCATTGCCCGAGACACCCCCAAGACGGTCCAGACCTTCCAAGGTGGTGTGGTTGACTTTAATGACTCCTCCATCCTGACTGCTCAGGATCTGGACAATGCCGTGGTGGGTCTACTGCATATCTCTCAGGAGGGCGCAGACACGGGTAGCGGGGCTCTTGGGCCTACCTTGGACGGAACCGCTTGGGATGCCAATAGCAAGAAGATCACGGCTGTGTCGGCTCCTAGCGACCCCGGTGATGCGGCTACGAAGAACTATGTGGACACCTTGGCTCTCTATGGCAAGGCCCAGACTGTGCCGCAGGATTGGGAGTTTACGGCTACTGCGGGGCAGACCAATTTCAACTTGAGTGCAACTGTTGAGCCAGTAGGAACGGTGCCTGAGATGTATTTGGTTACCGTGGATGGACTCATGTATCCCCCTGACGAGTACCAGTTTGCTGGTGGTAAGGGAAACATTAGTCTTGTTTTCAATACGGGATTGACTGCTGGAGACAAGGTTCGCGTTCGTAACTTCGGTGTTTCCCGTGCTGTGGCTGACGCTATTGCTCCGGGGTCGATTACAGATGTATACATTGCAACTGGTGCAGTCACTACTGACAAGATTGCCACTAGTGCTGTGACCGAGATCAAGATCAATACTGGTGCCGTTACGGAAACCAAGATTGGTGCTGGGGCCATCACTAATGCCAAGTTGGGTGCCCTTGCAGTTCAAGCCGCCAACATTTCTAACGGTGCCGTGACTGGGGAAAAGATTGGTGTTGGTGCGGTAGATACTGATCAGTTGGCTACTGCGGCTGTGACCAACATCAAGATTGAAGATAACACCATTGGTGCAGGCAAGTTGTCTACCAGCGTGACTGTGGCGACCCTTTCGGCACCCACGGCTGCTCTGGATATGAATGGCCAGAAGATTACGGGCTTGGGTGCGCCCACGCTTCCTACTGATGCAGCCACTAGGCAGTTTGTGCTTGATACCACGAATGCCTTGGCTTCTCAAGGTAGAACAGTAACTAACTTTCCTATTGGAACCTACTTGTTTGTTCAGGGCTTGGCTCAAAGTGGTGCATGGTCTAGCGGAAACTTTTTAGATGTTAATGTGGCGATTAATCCGCCAGTTGGCACTAACAATATGAATGACGGGACTCTGCGAGTTCCTTTCTATCTGTATGTTGTCGCGGGTAAAAAGTATACTTGTACTTTGTCCGCTTCTCCAGCAGGAGGGGCGTTAGGTCCGTTGGCTGGAACATGGGTCAATCGCGGGATTATCGATAGTACTGGGGTGAATACTACTGCTCTTATGCAGAGGATCGCCTAATGCACAACCATGACACCCCGGAAATTATGCTGGCGATTGGCCGTCTTGAGGGCAAAGTGGATGCGCTACTACAGATGCAGCGTATTCAAGAAGATCAACTCAAGAATCACGAAGGCCGTCTTCGGGAACTAGAACATTCCAAGTCTTTCACAATGGGCATTGCAGCCACCGTGGGTGCTATTGCCTCGTTACTCACTCACGCTCTTTTTAAACTCTTTCCACAAGGATAAGCACAATGCGCTCTACTCAGGTCATCAACGGTACTGTCGGTGCTACGGCTGTTGTCTCAACTACTTATATCGCCCGTGAACGCCCGGATCAGTTCGGTATGGTCTCGGTGCGCCACGGTGGTACCAAGATCACTAGCGGCTTTAAGGGCACCGTTGAGGGTTCAATTGATAACATCAATTGGTTTGTTATGGAAGTCTTGACAACTAACGATACCGAATACGCCACGGGGGCTGAGGTTGACACGGGTAACCCCTTGAACTCTTGGAACAAGGTTGTTGCTCTTGCTCCCTATATGCGTGTTCGCCTGATTGGCGGCGGAGCCAACACCTTTAATGTCTGGATTTCTGAGTAAATAACTCCAAGATCTCAACAACAGGAAAACAAATACATGGCAAAGCGTTCAAACACAACTGTTCTTTTCAAGAAGGGTTCTGCACCTTCTCCATCTGTTTCTGGAGTTGTAGGGTCAAAAAACACGGCCAACCTCATTAAGGATGGAATTGATGGCACCAGTTGCTTGGATTTTGTTTGGATTGGCGACAGCAATACAGGCTTTAATGGCTTTGGTTTTTCGGGAGGGTTTGTAAATGGAGCCATTGCTAATGGTGGTCAAATGTACGCCACAAATATCTACCTTCCTTACATTAGTTACGGTGAACTGGGGGCCTCCAATAAAGTGCGGCAGTTTAGTCAACTTAGCGGCGCGACTGGCATTGTGAGTGGTGTTGGCGGGTCTAGCGCAGCAAGCGCAGCGTTGAAAGCAACTTTTAGTCGCGGCAGCGGGGGCATTACAACTCAAGGCGATACCACAACTGCTCCAGACTTTGCTGATGCTCCAACTAGTCGTGAAGGGGCAAACAGCGGTATTGAGTACTGGATGTATTTGCGTCGAGATGAAAGTTCCCTTATCTCAGGAAATACCTATACGGACCCGTGTCCTATCGGTGTGAATGGTGCGCTACGCGCTCGGGTTACCGTGAATATGCGTGACGGGGCTGGAGCAATGACTCTGCGTTTGAGGAATGCCGCAGGGGGCAGCGTAAGCGCAACAACCCGAACTCTAGGGGCTTCTCCTAGTGCAGATCAATGGCAAGCGTTTGAGGCTTCTTTCAACGCCTCCACGCTTTATAACACCACTAACAGTACTCAGTTTATTAGGGTGGCTTTGGATGGTGCGGGAGATGGGGCCAATAGTCGCATTGTTGGTCCCGCTTCTGTCGGCCTTGCTAGCGTCTATGCTCCCAATGTTGTTGGTGTTGCCAGCAATGTTCTTGAGTATCGCGGCGGGGCAACATTGACTCAGATTTCTACTGACATTGAGCAAGCCAAGAACGGGTTCGTTAAGACTTATCTTCAAGAAGTCCTCAATCGTCAGGTGGCTGCGGGTGGATCAGGAAGGGCTGTTATTTGTATTCAGGGTGGCGTTAATTTCTCAGATTGGTTTCCTAGTGCTTACGCCACAGCGATTAATGCCGTAAACAGCATCATCACCAACATTAAAGAGGTTTGGTCTAGCATTGGCGGTACCGCTGCTAACCTTGGATTTGTCTTCTTTGTCTCTCATGTTCAAGATGCCGGGGATGCCTTACTCGGCGGACTCCGTAATGCGTTCCAAAGTGCGTATTCGGGCAGTAACGATGTTCTGTTTGTAAACCTTAATACCATCGCAGACTACAATTCAATGCTTAAGCATTTGTGGTATGATGGCTCAGGAAATCCGCATTTGGAAGAAGCAAACCGTGGTTATGACGCTTTGAGTGCCCGTATCTTGAGCCGGATTGTCCGGTATGCAGGCTAACTATGAACAAGCAAATCCTTGAAGCAATCCACTCGGCTCTTGCTCAAGAGTTGCTGCAAAAGATCCAGTCAGGGGATGCGACCCCCTCGGATCTCAATGTTGCACGGCAATTCTTACGAGATAACGGCATTGACTGTGCCCCTACGGCATCTGAACCAATGCTCAATCTGGCCAAGATCATGCCCTTTGATGAAGAAGAAGCCGCTTGAGTGAAGTCGAACGCAAACTAAAGGACTTCAGGAACTTCGTCTATCTGGCGTGGGACCACCTTGGGCTACCAGAGCCCACCCCTATCCAATTGGATATAGCCAAATACCTCCAAAAAGGTCCGCGTAGGCGTGTCATTCAGGCGTTCCGTGGGGTAGGCAAGTCTTGGCTCACTAGTGCCTATGTGGTCTACCGCCTGTTGATGAACCCCAAGTTGAATGTTCTGGTGGTCTCTGCGTCTAAGCAACGAGCAGATGACTTCAGTACCTTCACCTTGAGGTTGATCAACGAGATCCCGATCTGCCAACACCTGAAGCCTAGGGAGGACCAGAGAAACTCCAAGATCGCCTTCGATGTTGGTCCTGCTGCCGCTTCTCAGGCTCCTAGCGTGGTCTCCAAGGGGATCACCAGTCAGATTACGGGTAGCCGTGCAGACCTGATCATTGCGGACGATGTGGAGTCCCTGAACAACTCTGCAACCTTCCTGATGCGAGACAAGTTGCAGTCTGCTGTTGCTGAGTTTGAGGCCGTCTTGAAGCCCGGTGGAGAGGTAATCTACCTAGGGACACCCCAGACAGAGCAGTCGATCTACCATTCCTTCCATGAGAAGGGGTATGACACCAAGATCTGGCCTGCTAGGTTCCCGGATAGCCGCCTGAAGACCGCCTTTGGGGAGAAACTGGCTCCCATGCTCCATGAAGGCACAGAAGGCGACCCAACGGATCCTAGGCGGTTTAATGCCATTGACCTGATGGAGCGTGAAGCGTCCTATGGACGCACCGGGTTTGCCCTCCAGTTCATGCTGGACAGCACCCTGAGTGACGCTGACAGGTACCCACTCAAGTTGAGCGACCTGTTGGTCTTTGGGTTGAACCCTGAGAACGCCCCTGAAAAGCCGATCTGGGCTGCTAATGCCAACAACATCGTGAAGGATCTGCCTTGCGTGGGCTTCAACGGGGATCGTTACTACGGGCCTATGGACATCCTAGGCAAGTGGATTCCCTATGAGGGGTCCATTATGGCGATTGACCCTAGCGGTCGTGGCGATAACGAAACTGCCTACGCTGTGGTCAAGATGTTGAATGGCTTCCTGTATGTGACTGCTGCGGGTGGTCTACAAGGTGGCTACGAGCAGGCAACCATGGACAAACTGGTGTCCATTGCCAAGTCTCAGACCGTCAACAAGATCATTGTCGAGTCTAACTTTGGCGACGGTATGTTCTCGGAACTGTTGAAGCCGTATCTACGGAACAGTTACCCCTGCACAGTCGAGGAAGTCCGGCACAACACCCAGAAGGAACGCCGGATTGTGGACACCCTAGAGCCTGTAATGAACCAGCATCGACTGGTCATTGACATTGGGGTCATCCGAAACGATTACGAATCCACCAAGATGTATGCCACGGAGAAGTCTCTCCAGTATTCACTTATGTGGCAGATGTCCCGGATTACTAGGACCAAAAAAGCCTTGGCCTATGATGACCGCTTGGATGTCTTGGCAATGGCTGTAGGATTCTGGTCTGAGGTGATGGCACAGGATGCCAACCGAAAGATTGCTGCCCGTAAAGAAGACGAACTGGATCGTGAACTAGAACGGTTTATGGAACACGCAGTTGGGCGAAAGCCCAGAGGTGACACATGGATCTGAATGCGCCCGTGTCGGAGTGGTCTGTAGTCTTGACCCACAAAGCGTGTATTGCCCTGACCAAGTACGAGGATCATCTAAGGAGCGAAAGGTCTCTCAAGGCATCCACCAGCCTAGCCAAGGCCATGCGTGAGTTGCGTGAAGCCCTACCCAAAGAACTATTGGAGGCCGCTAATGGCAAGTCCGTGCAACGGTAAGAAGATCAACAAACCCTTCAGGACCCCCGGTGGACCAAAGAAGTCTGCTGTGTGTGTCAAGGATGGGGACAAGACTAAGATCGTCCGGTTCGGTGATCCGAACATGAAGATCAAGAAGCACATTCCGGGTCGCAGGGCTAATTTCCGGGCCCGTCATAACTGCGACAACCCCGGTCCCAAGACGAAGGCCCGATACTGGTCTTGTAGGGCTTGGTAATGGCTAAAGACGCTTGTTATCGTAAGGTTATGCGCTCCTATGGCAAGTGGTCCGCAAGGGCTGCTCAGGCCGTAGCCAAGTGTCGAAAGGCCAAGGGTGATGTCCGTAAAGGCGAAGCCGGGGCTAACCTGAAGCGTTGGCAGGACGAGAAGTGGGTCGATACCCGTACTGGCAAGGCTTGTGGAGCCGGGGGTAAGAACGAGTACTGCCGCCCTAGCCGCAAGATCAGCAAGAAGACCCCCAAGACTGTGGGCGAAATGTCCAAGTCTGAACTGGCCGCTAAGAAGCGTGAAAAGATGAAGATCGGGATGCGTGGTGCATCTGGTCCTAAAGTTTCTCCTGCAAAGAGGTAATCATGTCCCTGTTGAACAAGTTTATTGCTCCTGAACTCAAGATCAAGGTAGCCAAAAGCGAATCCAAGAGTAAGGGCAAGAGTAAGGGCAAGAGCAAACCCGGTACGGCTGGCAAACAAGGTATTGTTGCTGCCGGAAAGAGCGGTATGACCCTCGGTAACTTTGGTTCCTTGAAGACTCAGGTCTCTGGAGCCCAAGGAGCGCAGGGTGGTGGCGGAGGTAAGCCGTAATGCCCAAGAAAGTTGTCGAAGCCTTAGTAAAGAAAGGTATGTCCAAGGCCAAGGCTTATGCTGTTGCCTATGGGCAAGTCAAGAACCGTCTTAAGGTCAACAAAAAGGCCAAGTAATGCCTGATCGTGACTACAAGAAAGAATATCAGAAGTACCACGGTACCTCTGAATATAAGAAAGACCGGGCCCATCGAAACAAAGTCCGTAGGCAGTTGACCCGCGAAGGCAAGGTCCATAAGGGTGACGGCAAGGACATTGACCACAAGAACGGTAATCCTCGGGATAACCGTAGGACGAATCTAAGGATCGTCCCCAAGTCAGTCAATAGAGCCAAGCACTAACCCTAGGAGTATCTCATGGATATCAAGTGGTCCCCTTATGTAGTACCTGTGGATCATAAGGAGATGCCCAAGGATGAATTTGGGGAGTTCTTCTTCTATCCTACTCCTAGAATAACCCTGTCTAAGGATCTTAGGGGTATACCCTATTACTCTTCTCTAGTACATGAACTACTGGAGATGATCAATGCTGTCTATGAACTAGGGTTATCAGAGACTAAGATCAGGGTGTTGGAAACCAGTCTGATGCAGTTGATGTGTCAGAACCCTGAGTTGGTGACCCGGCTGGGAATGGCTTTACAAGGCCCGGGGTCTCAAGACCGACCGAAGGTACCCTTGAAGGCTACGGAGCCGTCTAATGGCATCCTAGGGGCTTTAAACGAGTGCTGGTCGGTGACTGAGGTCGGATCACAGGTGACGGTGGAGCGGAAGTGCTAGAGATGTGAAAAAGTGTGGTACTTTGGGGTTATGAGGTGGCAAAGTGACACATGGAAGGTTTTGGGGAAAAAATCTGAAAGGCTTTAATTATATGTTACGCCTGCGCGTTCCCCCCATGCACCCGTGCGCCTGCCTGCTGGTACGCCCAATAACGCTATCGCCGCACTTTCAATGTTCATTGAAACTTGAAAGTGTTCTTGGACCCAGCCTAGGTTTCAACATTCATTGAACATTGAAAGAACTATCGGACCCGCGCATGGGCGGAGAGGCTATCGGTCCCTCTCTGGCCGTTTAGTTATCGGCCTTCTAGAGTCTATAAACTGGCGGACTATTTTTGAAAAAAAGGACTCCGATACGCTTGCCTCCGCTTGACACCGGAAAAAACATGGTGTAAAATTTGGTGGGCGGAGCCTTCGGAGTGTTTCCGAGACTCGCGTCCTAGTCCGAATCGAAAGGTACTAACCATGTCTGCCAAGTCTGCTCCCAAGTCCGCAACCGTGTCCGTTCCCGCCCCGACCGACGGCCCAACCTTCACCACCGCCCAGGCGGACGCTATGGAGCGGTTCCGCAAGTCCGCAATTGCCGTCAAGTCCGCTGCCCTTGAGTGCGTGCGATTCGCCTGCGCCATGATTGACGCGGGAGTCCACACCGTGCGGGGCGAAGAGCCTACCGTGACGATCCTCTCTCTCGCGAAGCAGTACACCGATGGATCCACCGCTTACTACATCAAGGATCTCGCATCGGCTCGACTTGCCGCCCCCGTTGCGTTCGAGACCATCGCGGCCAAGTCCCTCGACGCTGTTCGGGCCATCGCAACGCGCACCGAAGGTGATGCCGAAGCAGTACGCGCTAACCTTGAATCCGTCGCGGCAACAATCAAGGCAGACCCGAAGGTGTCCGCGAAGGATGCTTTGGCCAAGTCCGCGACGCTGCGGCCCACGAAGTCCGAACGCAAGGCCGCAGAGTCCCGTCCTACGGGAACCGATCTCAAGGCTCGACTCGCCAAGTGTGCCTACGATGGATGCAGCGGGAACTACGAGGCGGCCATCCAATGCCTGAAGGATGCCATCGGGCAACTGGAACGCGAGTCTGCCCACGCCGTCCGCATCGCCAAGTCCGCCTAATCGGACCACGCGGCCCAGCCTAGACCGAGCCCGGATCATCCTAGTGGTGGTCCGGGCTCTTTCGCGCTTCTAGAGTCTATAGACTGGCGGCGCACTTCCGGTAACGATTCCGCAAGTCCCGCGCCAGACCAACTTTCAACCTTCAATGAAACCTGAAACCCGGCCCACTAT